ACAAGGAATATTATTTAATCATGAAGGAGTCAGAAGAGGAGAAGAATTTGTCACAAGAAAGATTACAAAAAATGTTGCAAAAATAACAAAAGCAATTAAATATGATTACAAATATGAACCATTAGAACTCGGCAATATTAACTCAAAAAGAGATTGGAGTGATGCAGAAGATTTTGTAAAAGGAGTTTGGTTAATGTTAAATCAAGATTTTCCAAAAGATTATGTTTTAGCTTCAAACGAAACGCATACAGTTAGAGAGTTCGTAGAATTATCTTTTAAGTTTGCTGGAATAGAAGGTAAATGGATTGGAGAAGGAATTAAAGAAAAGTTTGTACTTTCTAAATACAAAACAGAAAAATTTTTTTATGAAGACGGTCCAGTTTTAGTAAAAATTAATCCTGATTTTTATAGACCAGCAGAAGTTGATTTATTGTGGGGAGATTCAAATGAAGCTAAAAAAGAATTAAGATGGAAGTTAGAAACATCCTTTGAAAGGCTTGTTGAAAAAATGACTCTAAATGACCTTGACAAGCCATAAAAACATGATATCCTTTTTTGGATGCCTAAAAAGGGAAAAAAGCTAAATAAAAAATTTTTGCTTAAAAAATTTGTGAATATACCCCCAAAAGGATCTCGCCTTTTTTACATGAAAGAAATGACTCTTCTGAATTCTCTTATTGAGAGGTATTCAGAAGAGTTTGTTTTAGCATTGAAGTTTCCTAAGAAGTATGATAGTATGGCTATCATTATATGCGAAAGCTATAGAGATCAAATTGATAAAAAATACAAAGACTTTACGTATAGAAAGAATGAAAGCATGTACGAAGACATTCCTATTTTAGATAGGAAAAGTGGCGAAGACTTCAACTTAATAAGTAAACCCAAAACAATAAGAGATTTTTTAAATGGCTAAGAAAAAGGAAGATGGTGAAGTAGTTTCTTCAAAAGATATTTTATCTTCATTTCTGAAGAATAATAAAGAAGATCATTATAATTTTGAAAATGATAATGATTACAAGGTATCTAGTGGATCTTTACAACTAGATATTCAATTGGGTGGAGGCTTTAGTCCAGGTCTTCACAGATTCTGTGGCATTAATGAAGGCGGAAAAACATCAGCCGCTTTGGAGGTGATGAAGAATTTTTTGAAAACAATTCCAAATGCAAAAGGCTTTTATATAAAAGCTGAAGGAAGACTTTCGAACGAAATGAAAGAAAGATCTGGAGTAACCTTTACTACAGATGCTAATAACTGGGAAGTTGGAACTTGTTTCGTTTTTGAAAGTAATATTTATGAAACTGTTGTTGATGCAATGAGGAATCTTGTTGCAAACAATGAAGAAGGCATTAAATATTATTTTCTTCTCGATGCTGTAGATGGTCTTATTACAAAGGGAGATTTAGATAAGACATTTGAAGACTCAAATAAGGTCGCTGGAGGGGCTGTAATAGCTGCCAACTTCATGAAGCGTATGTCTATCGCTTTAGCTAAAAGAGGTCATATAGCGGTATTTGTGTCGCAAGTACGAGCAGATATTAAGCTGGACCCATATACCAAGGCTCCAATACGCCAAACTTCAGCCACTGGCGGAAATGCATTACTACATTTTGCCAATTGGATTCTTGAATTTGAGCCAAGATTTAATGGAGATTTAATTCTTCAAGATCCAAACAGTAAAAAAATTGATCTTGAAAAAAATCCCGTAATTGGACATTGGGCAAAAGTAACTGTTAAAAAATCTCCAAATGAAAAAACAAATTTGCAAATCCCATATCCAATTCGATATGGAAGAAAAAATGGAACTTCAATATGGATCGAAAAGGAACTTGTTGATCTTTTATATGCTTGGGAATTTATGGTAAAGTCTGGAGCATGGGTAAAACCATCAGAAGATTTTATTGAATTAATTAAAGAGCTAAATATAGAAATTCCTAGTAATTTTCAAGGCGAAAATGGTTTGTTTAAATTTATAGATGAAAATCCTAGTCTTATTAAATTTTTAAGCAACTACTTTAAAACTAGCATAAATGAAATTCAAAACCCTTGATGGGAAAGATAGAACATTACGAAATGTTAAAGCATATATTATTGATTGGGATGGTAAAAGTAGAAGTAAATTCCAATTTGATGTAAAACAATTTCTTAAAAAATATTGGTCTGGAGATGTTGTATTTGAGGAATTAAGAATTGTTGGAACTAGGTTATCTTTAGATTTCTTTAATGCTACAAAGAAAGTAGCAATTGAAGTTCAAGGAAGCCAACATTTTAGTTACGTTAAATTTTTTCACGGCAATAGAATTAATTATTTAAATCAAATAAAAAGAGACTATAAAAAAATTGAATTTTGTGAACTTAATAAAATTAAATTTGCTGAAATTTATCCAAAGGATGAATTATCAAAAGATCTCTTTGAAAGATTCGACATTAATCTTTAATGTGTAATTAAAATAAATGAGAAAGAGGAAACCAAAATTTCAAAAGTTTGAACTTCCAGATTCTTTCTTGGATCAACTTTATGAATTGACTGGGAATGCAGACAAAAATAAAGGATATTTTCTTTGTTTTATTGATGAAAATGGAAATTGTCAAATACGACATAAATACGATTCTCAAGCTTCTGAATTTGCAATTAATAAATTAATAGAAATATATATTGCACAGAGGCAGGATTCTCATCTAGTCCACATGGTTGGAGATAATTCCTTTCCAGATGAGGAAGAAGATGATTGACAAAAGACTCTTCTCATGCTAAAAAATATCAATGATCTATTCATATGAGCTAGAAAAACAGTTGCTAGCTGGTCTAATAAAAAATCCAAACTCTTTCATTGACATTTGTTCTTTTGTAAACGAAAGAGATTTTTATTGCGAGGACACCAGTTTAAATAAAACTATCTTTACTATAATTAAACAAGCTATAGAAAATGCGGAAGATGTAGATGATGTAATTATAGCGCAAAGAGTTCAGTCCTTAGGTTTATCATTTGAAGATAACATAAATGTTGCTGATTATATCAAATCGCTTTCATTAAGAAAGCTATCTGATAATTCCGCAGTTAAAGCTGCAAAAGAATTAAAAAAATATACAATCAGGAGAGAAATTCACGAATCATCTCTAGAGGTTTCTAAGCGCATGAAATCCATGCCAGCAGAAAGTTCTTATCTAGACATCGTTAGTACTGCTGATAAAATTTATAATTCTAAAATAAATCATTATGAGATAGGCGTAGATTCTCCCCAGAATATCTATGACGATATGGAATACGTCATAGAAGAACTTGGAAATAGTCCAGTTACTGAGTTCGGAATGATGGGTCCACATAAGAAGATAAATGAAATTTTTGGTTCATTATGCAGACCTGGAAATATAACTGTTGTGGTTGCAAGATCTGGAGTTGGAAAGACGCAGTTTTGCATGGATTATGCGACAAAAGTTGCGGCTAAATACCATGTACCAGTCCTCCATTTTGATAATGGAGAAATGAGCAAAGAGGAATTGATGTTTAGGCAATGCGCTGCATTGAGTGGAGTTCCAATGCACTTATTGGAAAGCGGCAATTGGAGAAAGGCTGGAATTGATATCGTCAGTAGAGTCAGAGCAGTCTGGCCTAAAGTTAAAAACTTAAAGCTGCATTATTACAACGTAGGTGGAATGGATATTGATTCCATGATCAATGTATTGAAGAGATTTTATTATTCTACTGTTGGTAGAGGAAATAAAATGCTTTTTAGTTTTGACTATATTAAAACTACCTCAGAAAGAAGTGATAAAAATGAATGGCAGTTAGTCGGAGAAATGGTTGACAAATTCAAGAAATGCATTCAAAAAGAAATGCTGATTGATAACAAACCAATTATTCCGATGATCACAAGCGTGCAAAGTAATAGAAGTGGAATTACAAACAATAGAAATTCCGCTAACATCGTAGATGACGAAAGTATTGTTTCGCTTTCGGATAGAATTATACAATTTTGCTCTCATATGTTTATCTTGAGAAAGAAAACTCTTGACGAAGTTC